TAGAAATAAAAAGAGAAGGTAAAGTAGAAAACTTTATAGGCGTATACGATAATTATATTTTACCTGCAGAATGTGACAAAGCTATAAAGTTATTTGAGGATCAAGATAAGTTTAATAAAACCATGAACAGGCAGGTTTTTGAAAATGCTTCTACACTTGATAAAAAAGATAATCAATTTTTTGCAGAGTCTAGTAATATAGATATTTGGTGGGAACAATTAAAAAGCATGATAATTAATTATGATATGGCTTTTACAGACTATCAAAAGAAAACAGGAGCCTTAGAAGCTTATAGTGTAGATAAATTTTATTACACTAATTTAAAAATACAAAAAACATTACTTACAGAAGGATATCACGTTTGGCATATAGAACATAACAGAGGACATGATAATGAAGCTCGTGCTTTTGTTTTTTCTATATATTTAAATGATGTAGAAGAAGGTGGTGAAACAGAATTTTTACATTTCTCTAAAAGAGTAAAACCTAAAAAAGGTAGAATAGTTATATGGCCTGCAGCTTTTCCTTATGTACACAGAGGTAATCCACCATTATCAGGTGAAAAATACATTTTAACTTCTTGGATGATGTTAAAATAAATGAATAGTTTTGATCCTTTTAAATATCAAAATTGTTTTCATACATATAAATTAAAAATTAAAGCAGAGGAAATTAATCAAGTTTTAATTTTAGTTAAAAATTTAAATACTGGTAATCAAAAAACTACTTACAACTATTTAAATGTTTTAAACTTCCCTCTTTTAAAAAAATTAAAAAAACAAATTACAGATATATTAGATAAACATAGCTTATTATTAACTGATAATTGGGCTCAATTATATAATAAAAAAAATAGTCACGGTGTTCACACTCACGGAGGGTCCGTTTATTCAGGGATATTTTATATACAAGGATCAAGTCCTACTATATTTTATGATAGAGATTATGAAAGCTACGTTAAAAAATTTATAAAAAATGAATTACTTTTATTTCCTTCGTGGATTCCTCATGAAGTAAAACCTTTAGAAATTGATGAACAAAGATTAATAATATCTTTTAATACTATGAAGTGTAAGAAGTAGGCCTTGGACCTTTTTCAGATTCATCTCTTGGATCAGCATCCCAATCGCCTTGCAGTTTTTCTAAATGAGCTGCATCCCATTTACTAGAAAATTGACTTATGTCTCCTAAATTTGCATCTGCATAACTTGTGTGTGGAGTTTCATCTCTGTATTCTACTTCGTCAGTAGTTACTGATGTGCCATGTTGAATAGCCCAAATGTTTGAAAATTTTTCTTGGTTCCAAAAAGAATCATCTCCGATTCTATAACCTACACCTTCATTAGGAGCAGCTCCCTCTGCAAAATTTTTAATTATAGCTTTGTCTTCGAATATTATTGTCCAGTTTGCATTTGTTGCCATTTTCTTTCTCCTATGTTTTTATAATATAAATTAACGTTAAGTAAGGTTGTAATACTGAGTTTGATCCTCCAGTAAAGTTACTTGAAGTTGAGCTTGAAGCGTTACCACTACCACTAAATGTTGCACTCATGTTGTGAGAGTGACCTTGACCTGATCCAGTGTTTGCAATAGTAAATTGTGAGTTTGAGTTATTACTTACTCTAGTATTTCCAATAATTGCTGCAGGGTCAAAAGTACCACCAGCTTGACTAGGGTTATAGTTGTGATTGTGAGAAGCAAGTTGTCCAGTAGATAAAGAAGCATTTCCTGTTGAACCTCCAACGTTACCTGAAACGTTGATGTTTGTATTTGTATTACTAGACACGTTACCAGAGTTAGATACAGTATTAGCTCCTCCAGTGGATGCTAAAGCTTTAGTTCCTGATTTACCTACAACAACTTCGTCTTGTAAATCTGGTACGTTAAAAGTAGATGATCCATTACCTGCTCCATAAGTTGTTCCTATCACTGCAAATAAAGCTGCGTAAGTTGATCTTGAAACAGCTGAACCGTCACATTCTAAAAAACCTGTTGCTACACTTGATTTTGTCCAAGGAACTACTGTTCCTGTTGGGATACCACCTACAAGAAGTGATCCCGCATTGATCATTTCTGTTCCGCCTGAAAATAGTGCCATTATGAGTCTCCTTTTACCTTGGATAAATTAATTTTAAATTTTTCTCCAGATATATTATTAATCATAAATATATCATTTTTGCCTTCTTGTAAAGTCCAATTCCCTTTGGTGCCGTCTACCACATTACCTTTTTCTTTAAATTTATTAGTCAGATGTAAGTCACCTGTATATATGTCTCTAAAAACATTACTAGCTGCTCCTAAATCATACGTATCATTTGCACCTGGTAAAATATGTCCATCAACTCTTAAAGCACCTGTTGAACTAAGAGCTTCGTATATATCTGATCCATCAGTATATAATATTTTTTTACCTTTATCTGCTGTGCCCCAAGTAACACCTGATCCACCACTTGGTTTGAATGTTACAGTAAAAGCTCCTGTAGTATTATTTTCTACAATATAAGTTTTTTCAATAGTCTGTGGAATAGTAACATCTATATTTTGACTAATAGTTCCTGTTAATTTTATTATTTGGTTTTTACCATTAGACAAAACACCATTAGAAAATGTTAAAGTTGCACCGCTAGTTGTGTTTACAGTAACAGCTTCGAAACCACCGATTGCTTGTTCTAAAATTAGTAAATTAGTATTTGTAAACTGTCCCCAAGTTCCTGGATTTTCTCCGGTTGCTTGTACTGTTAATTTTAAACTTGTTGATGTAGTATTTGCCATAGTTTTATTTTATTGTATTTTTAATCAAAATCAAGCTACTTCTTGCCAACCAGGAGGAGTAATAGGAGCATTGCCTCTAGAAACTTCGCTCCATAATGTTAACCTAGTACCAGTTGATTGAGTTATAGTCATAGGTATTCCTGTTAGTATTGCTAATGAATCTGGTGCTGATGCAGTTCCTTCCTGCATAGTCATCGCTTGACCAGTTAAATCTACTAAAGTATTAGCATCTAAAACAGCTGTACCAAGAGCTGCTGTCATAGCAATACCTGTTTCAGTGACGTTAGCATCTCCAGTAACTGTTGGAGCATTTTCTTGCATAGTCATTGCTTGACCAGTAACTGAAACATTTACATTAGCAAAAGCAACAGTGCTTCCTAAATTTATATTAAATCCAATTCCTGTTACATCTTCTGTTGTAACATCAGTAAACGCTTGAGCAGTTCCTAAAACTAATGGTGCTGCAAATCCTGTTTCAATAACATTAGCATCTCCAGTAACACTTGGAGCGTTTTCTTGCATTGTTAATGGGAATCCTGTTAAAGCAACAAGAGCATCTGCTGTAATCTCTGTAACATTACCAAGTGACATAGGAAGAGGGAAAGTTCCTACGATTCCACCAACTGTAGCTTCAACTTGTACGTTTACTCCATCAATAGTATTAGGGCTGAGTGTAGCAAAAGGTGCTTCACCAAATGCATTTAATGTATCTTGTTCAGGTGTTATGTTTGCAACAGTTAAATCAAAACCTGTTACAGGAACATCAGAGTTACCAATTGATTCAGTTGTAGTTCCTAAAGTATTAGTTAAAGCTTGTCCTGTTACATCTACAAAAGCTCCTGCATCGGCACTAAGAGTACCTGTTGCACCAACCATTGGTTGACCCGATACAGATACATTAGCATTTCCTTTAAGTACACTAAGTGAACTTTCTTGTGCGGTTAATGCAATACCAGATGGATATGCAATTACATCTGAAGCGTCTGCACTAAAAGGTGCCTCTGAATATGCGGTAACTCCTAGGGCCATGAATTAGGCTCCTGTGTTTTGTTTCTTCTTTTCTTCTTTAGGTAATTTATCTTTTAATAAATCAGAATAATGTTTTTGTAGAATTTCTAAATTATTAAACTCTATCATTACATTATGCTTTTTAGTAAGTAAATTTTGTATTTGTTGTAAATACAATTTACCTTGATCGTCTAGTTTATCACTGTCGTATTCTTTTTTGTCAAAATTAAAAATCATTACATTTCTTCCAGTTTAAATCTGTATTTTTTACCAGACTTGTTATTAAGTATAAATAAGTGTTCTTCACCCTCTTGAATAGTCCAATTACCTTTTGTACCATCAACAGCGTTACCTTTTTCTTTTGCTTCGTTAGTTAAATGTAAGTCTCCAGTGTATATGTCTCTCCACACATTACCTGATGCACCTAAATCAAATGAATCATTAGTTCCTGGAACTATATCACCTGTAACAGTTAAAGTAGATCCATCAAATGTCATGTTGGATTCACCTTCTAAAGTATTAGCACTAGCACTACCTGTAATTATTCTATTGTTAGCATTGTTATTAATTGTTGTACCTGTAATAGTTTTAAAAGTTTGATCTCCAGCTAAGAAAGTAGATGAACTAGCTGTTCCTGATCCAAGTCTTGCAGTAGCTATTGTTCCAGATGTAATTTTACTAGCTGCTAAATTTGGTATATCACTAGCAGATAAAGATAATCTTGCACTTGGTACAGTACCTGAACTTAGGTTACTTGCATTTAATGCAGAGCCATCAATAAAACCACTATCATTATTAAACCCTGAAATAGCAATATTACCTTTTGTTAATTTTTTCTGTGCATTTGATGAATCAACTACAGCAAAAAAATCTCCATCAGTATTTGATGTTGAAGTAGTTAATTCCGATAAGTCTACATCTACTTGGTTTGCTTGAACGTCAATTAAATTACCTGCTGCAACATTTAAAGTTACATCACCTGTTGTTCCACCACCAGTTAAACCATCACCTGCAACAACAGAAGTTATATCTCCAGTAGTCGGTGTTTCAAAAGTAAGTGTTCCAGAACCATCTGTTGTTAAAACTTTACCTGCTGAACCGTCTGCAGTTGGAAAAGTATACGCACTATTAAAAGTAATTGCACCTGCATTTGTTCCTGAAATCCAAGTTGTAGTTGTTGAACCATCATTACCAGCAATTATTAATTGTCTATTATCTGTTGCTGAACTTGGATCTACTGCTGAACCTATAATTACATTTCCCGAACCAGATGTAATATTATCTCCAGCATTTTCACCAATAACTAAATTTCTAACACCAGTAATTAATTTTCCAGCACTTTCACCTATTGCAATATTATTATTTCCTGGATCAGCTGTCCCTAAAGCAGATGCTCCTATTGCGATACATCCTTGCATGTCTGTACCTGCTAGACCAGCTTGAGCACCAATAAATACGTTTGATGAACCTGTAGTTAGTGCTGTTGCAGCATTATTACCTAATGCTGTGTTGCTATCTCCAGAAGTAATTGCATCCATAGCACCAATTCCAACCCCTGTATTATTTTCTGCTGATGATAAAGTTCCAGTTGTTGAATGACCAACTAATAAACTATTTGTAAAATTTGTTCCTGCTTGTTTACTTAATAAATCTACATTTAAAGTTACATCTCCAGATGAACCACCACCTGATAAACCTGTGCCAGCTGTAACTGCTGTAATATCTCCAACTGTTGGAGTTTGAAAAGTAACAGCACCTGATCCGTCAGTTGTTAAAACTTGAGAAGCAGATCCATCTGATGTAGGTAATGTGTAAGCTGAAAGACCAAAGTTTGATCCGTCACCTTGAATAATTTTTCCTGCCGTTGTTGCTAATCCTGCAACGTCTTGTAGTTGAGCATCTAATCTTGCATTTGCAACAGTACCACTTGCTAGTGCTGTTGCATTTAAATTTGTTAATGCACTTCCGTTAAGTGCAGGTAAAGTTGCTGGAAATCTTGCATCTGGAACAGTTCCAGAAGTTAATTGGGTTGCATTTAATGCTGTTAAGTTAGATCCATTGTTTGCAACAATGTTTCCGCTAGCATCTAGTATAACTGATTTAGATGCAGGTAGAGTACAGAAAACATCTTTAGTACCTGCAGGTAAATTTACTGCAGCATCACTATTAGATGAAGATATGATAGTAGTTCTAGCTAAAGTGCCAGCTGCTACTGTTCCTAATCCTACTTCAAATTCACCATTGTTAGCAACGATGGCATAATACGTTGTATTCGTATTTCCAATTGCAGATGAAAATGTTTCAAAACCTGTTACTGCTCCTGCAAGAGTAAGCGTACCCGTACCTATAGTGGTAGAGGTTTCTTTTACTCTATCATTTACGACTAATGCCATTTAATTCTCCTTAACCAGATATTCTTAATATAGCTGCTGCTGTAGTAAATGCTGGGAACTGAATTGTAAAAGTTCCTGATGTAGCTGTTTTATTTGATCCAAAATCTAAAACACATACTGTTGCGTTAGTAACAGCTGAAGATGTATTGTAGATCATAGCACCTCTAGCTGTCAACGTAACACCTGTGAATGATAGATCTGCAAAGTCAACGATAGCAACACCACTTGCGATAGATGTTCCACCATTAACTAATGCTCCACCACCAGAAGTGTATGTGCCTGTATTTCCAACTTCGTTAGTAGCTGTAAATGCAGTAGTTGATGAGTTTAGAGTTGCGGAGTCAGTATAAAGAGCTAACTTAAACTTATCACCACCAGATGATTTAAAATTTTGATCACCTTCTAGTAATTGTTTTTTAAAAGCATTTGCGATTGCCTGTGTTATAGCCATAGTATATCTCCTTTTATTTTCCTATTCGAGGAACACCACTTTGATATTCGTCTCGTCTTCTTCTTCCCATTTGCTCTATTGAGAAGCCTTCTATTACTTGTTTATACTTTTGTTCGTATAATTGCAATAGGTCTTGTGGGCCTTTTAAAAAACCGTAGGCCTCGACTAGGCATGCATATAAAAGTCCATTGGGAAAATTCTGACTTATATATGTTTGAGTATTTGTACTAGATAATCCGGGATCTTTCAAGATATAATTTAATTGAATTGTGTAAGTAGCATCAGGTGTTGGTGCAACTACAATTGTGCTTTCGTCCCATAGACTGTAATATTTTGGTACTCCTGTATCTTCTGTAGGATTAAATTCTGACATAAAACTAGTATCTCTATATTGTAAAAATTCTCTGTTGTTAGGTTGAGAACTTCCTTGTGAATCAACTATTTGTGCAGATCTAACAACTAATAAACCTGCAGGTCTACCAATAAATCTGTCATTAACAATTAAATTAGCTGTATCATATCTTCTGTTATTATCAGAATCTATATCTCTAAGAATTCTAAATTCTGCATCTTCTATAAATCCATTTACAATAGTTGAAGTAAAAACGTTTGCATCAACTTCAGTGTAATTTCTAATTTTGTCTACTAATTCTGTGTATGTCATAATTAACCTCTATCATTTATTGGTCCAATTGTACATTGAAAACCACCTCCTGTTGCTGCACTCGTAGCATTATTAGCTAGTTCAAAATTAAAACCTGTTTGTACAGTAACTGTAGTTGGCATTCCAGGATTACTTTCAGTTCTAGTTGTTAGAGCTGTAATTTTATAAGCTCCAAAAACTTTAGCTCCACTAGAGTGAGAACCTGCATTAGTTTTCTTAGGAGCCACTCCTCTGTATGGAGCGCTTGTTCCTCTAACACATCCTGTTAAATTAGTTCCTGAGATTCCGCTATACTCAACAACTTCATTTTCAAATAAACCACTAGTAGGATTTACTTTTTCGATAACAATAAATCCACTTGAAGGCATACCAGAAGTAAAGTCTAAAGTGATAGTGCTATCAGTGCTTGTAATATCTCCTTGTAAAACCATTCCTGATACTTGCAATGTAGATTGATCAACACCACCTACAACTAATTGTTTAACATCTCTAAATCTTACAATATCATTTACACTCATGTTACCATTTTCAAAAGCTACAGATACTGTTGCATCTGATGCTTTAGTTGTAAAAGGATTGTTAGGTAAAAAATCTTCTGTTGGAAATTCAGTTCTTGCAGGTCTTGCTTTTTCTAAACCTTGTGGATCAGCAACAAATGGTTTTGGTTCTAATTGTGGTTGTTTACGTTCGAACTCTGAGTAATGCACAAAGGCACCATTCCATTCTGTAACCATTTCTCTCCATGGAAAAGCTAAACCGCTTCGATCAGAAATTGCTAAAGCGTGTTTCCCTTTTGCAAACTTTGCCATTATATCTCCGGATAATAAGTTTTAGGTGATATGTAAACACTTGCTGATGAACCATCTTCTTCTAACGCTCTTTGTAATTCATCTTCATAAAGCATTTTCATTTCTTGTGTTCTTCTAGGAGCTTTCTTTTGTGATATATAATAAGCTAAACCTGCACACATACATGGTACAAATCTATTAACAACATCTGCTTCGTTAGTATATTTACCTGCATCTTGTAATCTTTGCAGGTAATAGAAAAACATAAAGTCACCGACTTGTTCTGCACCTGGAGTTAAATATAAAGTAACTGTTACTTTATCTATAAATCTTTGCACCCAATATTGAGATGGTTGACCTGTAGCAGTTTTATTTGAAAAAGCTGAATACTGTGATCTGTTTACTTTTGCTAAAGGTGTATCTACATTTGAAGATCTTCTGTAACTAGCTTCTAACATATCAGAAGCCATGTTTACAAAATTAGTAACAGTATCATTTATTGAATGCGAAGCAGCTGTTGTAT